GCATCTTCTGCCACCTCTTGTGATAAAAGTAATCCTTGTTGGTAGGATGTATCTAAGTCATCAGCAGTTAATGTAGAGCCATTCTGAAAGTCTACTAACGGGTTCGAGCTTGTCATCCGATACACTCGTATCTTTTGGTAGCTAGAAGGGGCACTAGAAAGTGTAACAGTTTTTGCTGATGCACTTCTCTGACTGATTGTAAGTGTAGTCCATGCACTTCCATTGTATCCTTTGACAAATATATCATTGATACTTAAGAAGTTACTAGGAGTTGAGTATGTAGTCCCACTAAGGGATGTGTATTCTGCATATGAGTTAGCCATAAATTAGGGGGTTATTTAAAGTTTAGGAGTTCTCTCAAAGGTTTTATTACACCTCCTTGAGTTTGAAGTTGACCTTCACGCGTCAAAAGCATTTCTTTTAACGTTTTATTGTTTTTATTAACAAAACTTCTTGTAAAAGTATTGTCTTTAAAAATCTTTTTACCGAGCTCAGTATGATAAGAACGAATGATACTATTTAGTTCTTTTAAGGCTATATTTGAATATTTACCTGTTATCTCATCATATTTGACTGCATCCCTTCCATTGTATAAAGCCTGCCACTTTCTAGAAGACATTTTTGATTCTATAGCTTCTTTAAGAGTTACCTTTTTACCATTCTTATATTTAAATCTAAAATCTCTAAGTTTTCTATTAAAGGCTGTGTTTAATGTAACCCCCTCATCATTAATATAATTATGGAACTTAACACCATATTGAGATGAAGGTTTAGCTATAATATCATCATAAACATCACCTGCTAATACTCGTTCAAAGTCGTTATAAAACTTATGAGTAGCTTTAGGTATCTGTCTCATTATTAGATATTGTATTCTTTCGGTAGGTTTTTGTTGAGGAAACCCAAAGTAATCCATTTTTACATTCACAGGTTTCACACCAAAGAAGTAGTAAAACTGCCTATCAATAAAAGTACCTCCTTTTAAATCAGCTATAGTAGTGTCATCATTATAGGCTTTGACTGCTTTTCTCATAAATGCAGGTACAGGAACATAACTTTGCATAAGCTTACTTACTTGTTTTATTTTAGCTTCAGGTCCTGACTTTACAAGGGACATTAATGTTTCAATCCCTTCAAATAAAGGTACTTGTTCAGTAAGCTCGACTAGTGTGGCAAAGACAGCTTCTATACGAGTAGTGCCTTCCTTCATAATAGGGACACCTGAACGTTCTTCTTCATTTACTATATTTTGATACAAAGCAAAATCTGCTCCTAAAGCAAAAGGAAGAGCCCAAGGGGCAGCCGCTGAGTAATCAGCATTAAATCCATGGAAAGGTTTTAGCTTATTCTTTTCTTGTTGGTCTCTTGTTAAGAAATTTAAAGAGCCTGTGGCTTGTCCGTTTGATGCCATAGTTGCTCCCATTCCGAATAATGCCATTCCTGTGACCGCATCTACATAACCTTCATACTTATAATGAGTTTCACGACCTTCAAGTATCTCTATTTCTTTATCATTCTGTCTAATCTCGTCTTGATACCTTTTTACGTCTGCTTCTATTTTCTGACGGTCTAGGGCAGGGAGAGAGTCGTCTTTAAGTTTAAGTTCATTTTCTCGAAGTTGAAGCTGATTGTCTGTCATACGTTTTACACGGTCAGCAATCTTTTTAGTATAAGGATTCATCTTTTGACCTCTAAAAGCCATCAGAGGTGATACCGCTAATTTACCTCCTAAGTATGCTCCTCTAATAGGAACAGATACATAAGGAAGAAACATATCTGTAACAAATCCTAGTTCATCATCACCATTATGTACTTCTTTTATTTTACTTATAAGTTTTTCAGCAGAATCTTTATGGAACATATCCCCATCTAAATCATCTCCTTGAGCAGCAAAGAATAAATCTCTGTTCATAGAGTTAAGTACATTTTGATGGTTTCTATAATCATCTAATACCTCTAGTCCATCATCACGAACCCATGTTCTTTGCATCTCCTCTTTAAAATGTTTTTGTTGAGAGGCTAAATCATCAGGATGTGCTATAATAGCTCGTTTTTTAGCGTTAGCATGTATACGTCCTCGTATGACTTGTCTTCTAAATATCTCATCGACAGAACCAATACCACGGACACCAAGACTTAACACTCCCCACATTCCATCACCTAAGTTGTTAAAATTAAAAGCTCGGTCCGTAAATCTAGCAGTAGCTTTTCTTTTAGTCTCTGCATGTTTCCTAACTTTTTGGGCATTGATGTTTTTAATAGTTCTTAAAGCTGTATCTGTTTGAACACGGTCATCATATCTATTTTTAGCATGAGTAGTAACAAGTTCTGCTTCTTTAAAACTACGAGTAAACGCTGTTCCTGTCCCATCCCAATTTAATAAAGATTGGAAAGTCCCTTCATAGTTAGCCTTAAATATTTGATTAGCTTGGGATAAACCATATGCTTTCGCATCAAACCCATACTCTACAAGAGGTCGGAGTACATCTTTAACTAAAAGTCTACCGACACCTGTAGGCACACCTGCCATTACAGAGGGTAGTTGGTCAATTAGAGCCATCCGTCTAGCTTCTCGAACACCTCTACCAAACTTAGTCCAACTTATACCTGCTTCAGTATCTAGAGACTTATAATGCCAATCTTCTAGGTCACGCATCATTTCAGCGTAACGTATATCAGACTCAGCTACTTCTAAATCCTTAACTTTATCTCTAATTCTTTTCTTAGAGTCAGCAATCTTTTGTCTTAATTCTTTAATAGAGTCAGGGGTAGTAGATAACTCATCTTTTTTCCCTTGCTTTGCGACATCCTTTTTTAAATCAGTTACTGAGCCTTCTGCTTCAAGGTTAGCCCTCTGACCTAACTCTAAGTTTAGTTCCTCTTCTAACTTAAGTTGACGTTGTAAATCCTTGTAATATGCTGTTTTAGTTTCTAAATCCTGTATAGTTGGATTAGATTTAAGAGCTTCTTCTTTTTTCTTAGCAAAGGCACTACGTTGTTTGTCATTTAAAGGGGCTTCAAACATTTTTACTACACGATTACGTTCAGCATCTAATCCTTTTTGTAGGTTCTTAATTTTTGCTGTTATGATGTTTGTTATACTAGCTTCCTCTGAGACAGCCTGTGCTTTTTCTGATAATTGGGTAATAAGAGCATCTTTCTTTTGATTCCCTTTTAGTCCTTTCTCTTTTGCTAATACCTGAAGTTCTTTGTAAGTCTTTGAAGATAACTTTTCTTTTGATAGCGGTACTTGTTGTCTTTCTTTAAAATCTTCTGTTACATCTTTTTGTACATTATCATATTTATCTTTAATCTTTAAAATATCATCATCCAAGACCTGTCTTTTACTTAGCTTAGAGATATTTTCCTGTAGCCTACGTAACAGCTCTTGTTCTCTTACAGCTCTTTCTGATAAACCTGTAAATGCAAATCTTTCCGCACCTTCTTTTAATCCTAATAAAGAACGTCCTGCTCCTGTTTCAATAGTAAATCTTACATCATTAAATGCGGTAAGGTCTTCCATTGTTCTCATTAACTCAGTTAACTCTGACTGAATAGCCTCGCCTTTATTGTTAGCAGCATTCCGCATAACACTCTTATACTTACGATTAAACTCAGAGTGTAATTCGTCTCGTATTGGAGCAGCCTCTCTAGAAAAGTTAGGGAGTATTTCTTCTACTATTTCTTTTGCACTATATCCTGATGTTGTTAAATTCTTAAATCTGTTAGCAAGATTATCTATTTTTGTACGTCTTTCTGTCTTTGCTTCGATTATAGGTGTTTCTACTTCTTCCCCACCCTCTATTTTTGGCTTGTCTGTTTCTTTAGGGTCAACCTCAGGCTCATCTGTTTTTTTCGGTTTAACCTCAGGTTTCTTTATTTCAGGGTCATCTACAGGCTCAGGTGCACCACGAGGGTCTTCCTGATTAAATTTAGATTTCTCGACTAACTTATTTTCGTTCGGTAATTGTGCATCTAATTGAGCTTGCATGTCATCAAGAACACTAATTTGGTCGTCTACACGTCTAGCCTCTTTACTTTTTCCTTGTTTAATTAAAAGTTCTTTTTGACGTTGTAAGCTTTGTTTAGTTCGTAAATGAGCTTCTTTCATGAACTCATCACCTTTAGCTCCTGCTGAAGTCAAAGCTCCAATTAAAGTATTTGCTCCACCACCGATAAGAGTACTTAAAATATAATCATATTTGTCATATGATTCACGTTCATTTAACATAATCTGTACTGTCTGCCTCATAGCAGATTCAGCCCCACCAATAGCAGCACCTGAGACAAAATTAGCTCCTAAAGTACGCATACCTTTCCACGCACCCATCTTTCCAACACCGTCTGAAAGGTTAAATACTTTTTGTCCTACTTGAGTAGCTTTTGCTGTTACAATTCCTACACCAAACAAAGAAGCAGCTAATCCTTCTCCTGCGGAATATCTATCCTGTATCCCAAACCCTTGTCGTATACTTTGTCCTCCCCAATTAGCTATACCCCAAATAGCAGCTTCAGAAGCAGCCCACCCTACAGCACCTAAGACTGTAGAACCTACTTCAGGAGTAACCACCCCTGCAATAGCAGCAGTTTTTACTGCTTTAGCAGCTTTTAAAGCTTTCAAAGTTCTACTCATATTTCGAGCTTTTGAAATTTTATGGGATGCGTATAAACCACCTCCAAGTTCAACTCCAAGGGAAGTAGCTAAACCTCCTATTGCTTTAGCATTGCTAATCTCTTCTCTAGTATCTCCTTCTAAAGCTAATCTTGCTTTGGAAGCAGTTAGATTATCAGGGGTTTCTTCAGAAACTATTTGTTGAGACTCTTGGGTATTCCCATACTCTACTTCAGCATCTTGTGTACGTTTAAATTGTGAATAATCTACCATATTAATTTATAGTGGAGCTTAATTTTAAGTTAAAAATTGATTGTGCGTTGATAAATAATTGTAAATCGTTTTTATTTTTAATTCCGAGCCTTTCTAGTCTATCTAACTGTCCTTGTTGATTTTCACTAATTTCAGAAGTAATTAAATTTCTAGCATTTAAAGCGTCTAGAGAAGCATCAACAAAAAGGTTATAGTCCTGATTACGTGTAAATAACTGAACATCATATGCGTCATATTGTACTTTATCTAATACATTTAGAGCATCCTCGAAGTTATCTCCATCGTCAGCCATAATGTCTATACCATATTGATTTAAAGAATACTTAAGAGCATTTTTTGCTATCTTTGACTTAGCTGCATCTTTATTGAGCATATTACTTATCATGGTCTCTCTATCCTTATTAATTACCTCGGCTGCAGTCGTTCCTCCTACTTCTTCTGAAGTATTAATGTTTGAGCCTCCATATATAGCTTTTAGCGAGGGATATTCATGCATATCAAAGGTGTCAGCAGTAGTGTATTCAACAAAGGGGATTTTCCACCAAGCGGAGTTTGAGTCTTTACCCTCCTCGTTTATTTTACCTATTAAGTTGTCTCGGAAATCATCCCTCGTCATGTCATTTATATTAATGTCGGAGTCTTCATAGTGAAGAGCAGACATAAATCTTTCTGAGGCTTCTGCCCCCATGGTCTCCATTTCTGTCCAAGCATCCGCTTCGCTAAGGTTTCCACTAAGGACTCTTTCTTTAATATCATTAATATAGAAATCATAGTTAGCATCCATGTAAGTGTCGATTGCTTTCGAACTAGAACCTTTACCACCTCTAGCTTTTTCGTCCGCTAATTCAATAACATTACGAAATCTATCTTTCGCATCTGTAAATCTAGTATCATTATAAAACCATGAATAGGTATCAAATTGTTTATCTGTGTTAACTAAAGCAGGAAACATAACCACTCGGTTTGCTTTAGCGAACGCTTCTGCGGTTAGCTCAGGGTCGTCTATTTTTGCCTCTTTAAATTTATCGATTATAGCTTTCTGACCTTTTTCAGGGACTATACTAGGGCGGACCAAACTTTGTTGTTCCACTCTTCCTGATTTCGTTTTAGCAGAAACAGAGGACCATATTTTTCTTTGTACATCTCCACCGAGACTAAAATCTCTCATAATGCTTTCTAACCCATCGTACATCGAAGGGGCATCGGACATAGCAGTATTTAAATCTGTAATGGAATAATCAGGATTAATACGTTGAAATCCCGCTAACATTGCCTCTCTTTGTTTAGTTGTTAATGCCTCATAAGTTTGATATTGAGCTATTCCATATGCAGTAGTTATCTGTTGTGTAGCATAATTAACATTATCCTTAAATTTTTCTGAATCCTCGTCATTTTCGTCTGATTCTAACTCAGTACGTATATTACTTCTAGTCTGAGCAAAGATTTTTTGTGTAGCGGTATCACCAAAAATTTTTTGCCCTCCTATTACTATTTTATCTGCTAAGTCCATTAACTCATTTGCACTTTTTAGTTTACCATCTAAACGTAATCGTTCGGCAGCTTGTGTTATATTTGAACGCATTGCTTTTGATAAACTAGCATTATCGACACCATATTCTTTACCTAAGGTATCATAACTTTTAACCCAATTTTCTAGTTCTTTAGCATCTACACTTAAATCATTACCTTCATCATCTCTGCGGGTAATAATAGAAGTTAATGTAGTAGTTTTTTCTTCCGATAAATTATTTAAAGTAAAAGTATCCTGAGCTTCTAAATAACTTTCTTTCAATTCACCTAAAATATTATCAGTAACTGAACCAAATAGTATCTTAGAGGACTTTGAATTAGCTAGGTCTTCTCCTACATTTGCTTGATAGCTTGCCCACTCTTCGTCAACAAAAGGCTGTAATCCATTCTTAGTGAACTCGTCCCATGTTTTATATTTATTTACATCAACTAAGTCATTAGCTTTTGCTTTTACTCTAGGTAAAAAGTCTGTTTGTATATAACGTTTTTGAAGTGAATCCCGAAATGCTTTTTGTTTTGCATATGTTAAAAATGTAGTAGGGCTATCTTGTTTTAATTCATTTAATAATTCAGTAGATTTAACCGCTGATGCTTCTTCTTCCCCCGCTGCTTTTTGGATAGCAGTAAACTGTTTCATGACATTGGGGGTTTGTCGAAGAGCCTCTGCCATCTGTAATGCTGAATTTGTTTTAGGAGTGTCCTGTACATAAGTAGGTACACCTCTATCTACTGATACAGCAGTACGCAGAGCATACTCATCTATATTTTTTACCTGCACCCTTTTATCAGAGCTATCGTTTATTGTAATTGTTTTAGCCATATTATTAATCTTTTGCCCAAGGCATTGTCAGCCCCATATCAGTTCCTGCTGAATAGAAACTCATACCTGTTTGAGCCCCTTCAAGAGCAGCCCCAAGGTAATTTACTTTTTGTATTGGTTTATTAATTCTTAGTATGTTGCTTGTGAACCCTAATCCTGAGGTTTCTAATGCTCGTTCTCTTGCAGCATCTTCAAAGCTAGTTTGTTGGGTTATAGAGAACTGTGCTTGCCCTTCTTGTCTTTTAATATCATCAACTAACGCATCTATACTTAATCCTGCTACTCCTGATTCACCTGCAGATGCTCTTGTAGTAGCCTGAGCTCGCATAGATTCTCTAGCTATCTGACGGTTTTTCTGAGCGGCAGCTACTTCGTTTTGTCGTTGTTGTAGTCTGCTACTACTAACCTCTGCTAGATAGCGTTTTCTTTCCTGCTCAGAAGCATTACGTTGAGTAATTCTTTGGGTTTTTGCTTGGATTTTTTGTCCTTGTATGGACATACCCGCTTGGGCTACGCCCATCACAGTTGCTGTTACGGGGTCACACATTTTTTGATATAATTATAAATTCCATGAAAGGGTGAGAGTTAATTTCTAATTTTCTGATGAATTGAGCACCACAAAACTTTAGCCATCGTATAGATATTTCATTATCTTGATGAACAAAGTTGTATGTTACTTTATAAGGTTTGGTTAATATTTGTGTCCATTTACGTGAGTAACGAACAAAATCGTACATATTATCGAGTAGGGCATCTGTACCCAACATCCATATGTAAGCTTGGTTTAGATTACGTCCAACGCCAAACATAGCGAATGGAACATCATATTTGTCTTTAACGGTTAATGTACAGTCATCTCTAGTTAATCCGTCTAACATAGCGTCTTCAACAGACCGTCCCATACATGCGACTTCTATCTTTTCCTCTTTTCTTACAAAAGGGGCTATCTGTCCGATATGATTCTGAGTAGCTTCAACAATGGTACAATTACCTTGTTTAGCTACAAATCTATCCGAAGCGTTTTGAGCGAGGTTTGACAAGGGCTTCAAATTCTGCCGAGGATAATTTTACATTAAATGCTGAATCATCTTCAACGGTTATAGTTGTGTCTTCTGCACTAGAGAAGATAGGGAATCTAAATGCCCCATCTGATTGGTCTAATGTGCCTAAGACTGTGTCACCAACTGTAGAGGCAGCAAATATATTTTCGTCTGTAGTTCTGTTCTTAGGGGTCACCTTTACTTTAAATGTAGAGGTGTCGGAGAAAAACAAAGTACCATTCTTTAGCATAAGCTTAGATGAGTTTGACGGTGTTACATTCTGTCCGCTAGACTCTTTGAAGATAAGTTCACTAAAAGTGTACTTCATAGTGTATGGTAGTCCTACCCACACGTTACCTGTAACATTTCCGTTAGTGAGCGTAAGTGTAGTATTAGTGTTAGTACAAGTGAGAGCAGTACCGTCTGTTTTGAAACATTTTAATGTATTTGTATCTGCTGTGTAGGGAAGGGTGATAGTATCTGTGTTGCTTAAACTCTTATAGAACCTCATGTCTAAATGAGTATTATGATTAACATTACTATCGGTTAAGCCTGCAGTAAAAGGAATTTTGACTAAGTTAGTCTCAGTACTAGGGTTAGCTAATACAATATATAAAGTAGATTTAATAAAGGATGCTCCCCTTATTTCTCCATCTAAAGTAAATTTAAACCAAGAACTTAATAGTTTCTTTGCTCCACTATAGAAGTAGCGGTACACATATAATGTACTTAGGTCATTTTCAGATACTGTAAGTAAACAATCCTCTGAGGTTGTCCCTGTAAAGACATTTACTCCTTCAGGAATATAACGAGGTACGTGTTCGGTAACCTCCGTAGAGTCATAGACATCTGTACTTGCATTAAGACTAAATTCTCTTACACCTGTAAACCCGACACGATTAAACGGAAAGTATACATAAGCTCCTAATGCTATAGGGTCTGTATTTGCGTCTATATCAAAGTTAGTAACAGGGGTAATCGATACAGTCTTTGGTGTGAGAACATCACCACCTTTAAGAACAAACTGTCCGTTCGCTGAGAACAATATAAGATTCTCTTGGAAACCTACCGCTGATTTAAGGTTAGTAACTCGACTACTAGACACGCTAATATCTATCGGGTCATCATCAAGTAATGATGTTACGGTTGACCTATTAAAATTGTATTCTAATTGTCCTGTATCATCTAATTGACCAAGACCACTTTCAGTCATGATAATGTTTTCATTGCTTAAGAACCCTAACCTATTTTTAAAAAAGAATAGATTTGAAATAGCCTGACCTTTAAAAGAAGCTAAAGGATTTGTATCATCATTTCCCGATACTCTATCTGCAAACTTCATAGTTCTTATTTTAAATTGATTTTCAGCATTATTTACTAACTCTATAGGAAGGGTGGAACTGTTATATCCTTTAATAACATTATCTCCAAGACACTCTACCCAAGAACCTACGCCATACGTGTCACCACTTGTTGTTTTAAACTGTACATAGTAATCATCTTCATTAAGTTCGGCATCCCCACTAACCTTAACTTTAAAATCATTCTTAGCGTATAAAGGTAAATCATCTATAGAATTAACTTGTTTGTAAACTATTCCTATACCATCTCCTGCCAAGCCGTCAATTGGACTTATATTAAAACTAGCTACAGTAGATTTTGCACTTATTACATATAAATTCTGTTCTGTTTCTGTTGTTACACGGTCAAAATAAGTATCCATACTACCACTAGCATCATGACTTCCTAGTCCTGTAAGGATTGTTGCGGAATCCGCATTCCCTGCTGTTGCTTGAGAACTACTAGTAGATGTCCCCGTTGACGATGCATAGTTAGTTTCATAGACAGTAGCGGTAGTTCGACTATTTGTACTTGGGATTACTAGAAGTCCATCCCCACCACTAGAGTTAATAAAAGTCGGACCTGTACTTGTTGCAAGGTAAGCACTTGCACCACTATTATAAAATTTAAAAGACCCTCCATTTACAATTTTTGCTTGGGATACCCCAAAACTGGTATTAACATCTGTAACTTCTAATGTTGGTAGAGTTGTTACCTGTATATCATGGGTTACGCCCGCATAGTTTATTGTAGAGGGAAGGGGAATAGTAACAACGTCACCTATTGAAAAATTATTACCATTAGCTGCATCGGTGTTTGAAGGATTGTTAGAGTTACCTAACCCAACAAAATATCCTGCAGAGTTATTTCTAAATTCATAGTTAGTACCTCCACTATTATAAGCTATAGGGTATATATAAAGGGGGTCACCTACGCCTATTTTATACTCAAGCTTAAACCCGTATTTTTTTGCATAGTCTCCCTGCTTAATAAAGATAAGAGCATCACCCTCAAGTGCATTAGAGGTTGTAGTACCTTGAGCTACTACTTGAGAAGTATTAACTAAAAAGGTAGAGTCAGAGACAGTAAGAGCTTTAAAAGAAGTTCTAGGGGTAGTTGGAGCTAGATAACCATTTGCAGGGTATTTTCCCGCAGGAAGTGTGCTCTTATAATCGGTAGTCCCTTCTGTAATAGTTGCTTCAGCACCATCAGATAAATTGTAGGCACATAGATAAGTTCCATCATGTATAACAACATACTGCTCTGCATCTGACCTGTTTATAAAATGTACAAAACTATTACTACTTATAGCTGATGTAAGTAATCGAGCTACATGCCTTGTATTAGGTCTTTTAGCTAATCCATCAACAACAGAGCTCATTGCATTTTCTTGTAGCTCACATTGTCCGCTAAATCTAGTTACATCAGGTTGTTGTGATACACCTTGTATAAGATTAGGTATCGAAGTATTAATTAATGGCATTAGAATAAATTATAGGAACGGTTCACACCAACTCTAACGGATGCATCATAGTTGTCAAACACAGAGTAGTTACCCTCTTCGGCTTCTCTATCTTTGAAGTAAGTTTCTAGTTCTGCTTCCATCTTAGGAAGACGTTGAACATCAATACCACTTTGTGGATATAGCTCTGTTAATATCATAGCTACACGAACCTCAAGATACTGACGATATTTTTCAGGTACTTCATTTACGGCAATATCTCTTAAGAAAATTACTCTTCCTTTTTCAGTTCCTGAGAAACTTGTTGTTGAGTTTTTATTTAAATCCTTGAGTAAACGAACATTACTCCCATCGTCTAGGAATATAGTAGTATGAGGAATATCATTTAATTCAACGCTAAGAAGAGTGGCAAAACTAGCCAAAGATATTTGACCCTGATGATTTGCTGTAAATTCTACATTATCTTCTGTATTAAACCACCATCCACGACTTTGTAACTCTCTGTCGGTTTGATATAGTAAACTATAAGCTTCTGAAGCTATAGAACTATGAGTTAAGTTTAAATTTGGTGATTGTAATCTAGGCTCACCTATAAGACCTAACACATTATTTAAACTCGTTAATAGCTGACCTGTTGGTACTACGTTTAATCCACGAGCAGTTTTCATTGTTTGTGCATCATGTAATAATTCATATTTTTTGTATGCAGGCATTTCTTGAAAAGCTATTTCTTGAATACCCATAATTCTAAACTCAGGAGCATAATCAACGTAACTAGCTGACGCCCCTGAAAGAACTTGTGTCATAAACGTGCTCTCTGCGGTTGCTCCTATAAGGGTTTTTACGTCTAACTCTGTCTTTTGTGAGTCAAGGAGAGCCTTTTGTGCTGAGACTAACTCCTTTTGCTTTCCTTTTACTTCAGTATCTTTAACAACATCTAAAGCTTGCACATCAACTAAAGAGCCTTGTTTACCTTTAAGCGTAGTGTCAGCAGCTACATCTAAAGCCTGTGTATCTACAAGTGAACCTTGCTTTCCTTTGAGAGTAGTATCAGCTGCTACATCTGTAGCCTGTGCATCTACAAGATTTCCTTGTTTACCCTTCAGCGTAGTATCTGCGGCTACGTCAGTTGCCTGTACATCCACAAGTGAACCCTGTTTACCTTTTAGGGTTGTATCAGCAGCGACGTCTGTTGTTTGTGCTGCAATTAGCCCCTTTTGTTTTCCTTTTACTTCAGTATCTTTATTAACATCTAATCTTTGAGCGTCTACAAGAGAACCTTGCTTACCTTTAAGCGTAGTATCAGCTGCCACATCTGTAGCTTGTGCTCCTTTAAGTGTAGTATCAGCATAAACATTGTTTGATTGTCTACCTAATAAAGCAGTCTCTGCAACTGTCTTAGCTCTGTTAGATAATTCACTAGCGAGCCCTATGGTCCTTAGTTTTTCTTCTAAGTTCCCTTGTATAAAAATATATTCATCAATACCTAGATTTTTTAAATCTGATGGGTAGGATGAGAAAGATAAGTCACCATTAGAATTTCTAACGTGAGCTTGTTGTAATATTGCTAACGATACTTGTTCTTCTTGAAAACTGAACTTAAAGTTCTCTTCAGTTCCTATGAGTCTAGTATGAGCTATCCGAGCGGCTCGTATTGTAATGTATCGTCTTGCTTCTTCAGGAATGTTAGCGTGCCAATCACTACTTGTATTAGAAGGATATATGATAATATTAGCTGAAGAACTAAAGTTACCTCCTGTCTGTTGATTAAACCACCATCCTTTACTTTGAATATCGTTACTTACTTCTTCAATAATATTTAACGCAAGAGAGGCGGTAGTTCCTGTAAGCGAATTTACAGGTGCTTCTCCTAAAGTGGAGAGAACGATATTGACTGAATCCTGTAGAATTGTAGGAACAGCACTATTTGGGTCTAATGTATTTGGCATATAATTATAAATATAAAAAAACCCCCATAGGAATATACCTATGAGGGCTTAAGAGGGTTATATTAGTCAACTAGGACTGATACCGCACACTCAGGACGTAGACATCCATGTCCCATTGCATATTTAGCAACGAACAAGTGTCCTTGTCTTTCGATTTGGTATTCAGACTCAGTAGCTAAGTCTAAGAGTTTAACAGTACCGATAGCTCCTTTAGTACCACCAATGATACCATAAGTTTCACTACCTGCAGAACCTGTAACAAGTCCTGTGAAGTCAGAGTTATACCCTGCACCTGTAGCACTACCTGTTATATCATTATTGATACCTGCATTAGAATCAATATCTGTACCTGATGTTTGGTCACCTGAAGCAGCGATACTTACTAAGTGGTTAGACTTGAATAAGCTAATACCTGCAACTTGAGGAACGATACCTGAAGCGGTAGCACTCTCGAATGGGGACTTAACATTGAATCCACCAACTACGCTTGAAGTACCTCCGAATGCACCTGCATTAGATACAGCAACATTGTCAGAAGTGATTAACTTGTAGTATGTAGATGGAGCTAAGATAGCGAAACGTCCTTCTGATGGAGCTTCGTTCTCATCAAGTTTAGCAGCCATTGCATATAAGGAATCAATGATACCTTGAGCAGTAGAGTGGTCTACACCTGATGTGATACGAGAACCTGCAGCAGTAACACCTGAGATGTTAGCAGCAGTACCTGAAGCACCAAATAGAGTCTTCATTGTAGCAATGTCGAAACGTTTAGCTAATGCTTTACCTAACTCTGATGCATAGATAGAACGGATATCATAGTGGTTCTTCATCTCATCAATGTTAGCCAAGAAGACTGAAGATACTAGCATATCATCAATGAAGATTTGCTTCTCTGTCTTTTGGATGTCTGATAAGTATTTAGAACTTCCACCTGATTCTGTTTCTAGGATAGAGTTACCGACTGTGTGATAGTTCGCTGAAGCGATACCTGTCACGGGGAATGAAGCAGACTTACCACTAGAAATAGTTCTAAGTGTTTGTAGTCCCTTCATGACTGTAGATGTTTCGAAAGCTGTTAGAATCTCACCTGAGAAAACTTTCAGAAACAATTGATTCACATCACCTGTAGCAAGATTTTGTCCTACTCGTGATGCGGGGGTTGCACCTGTTAATGCCATAATTTATATTCTCCTATTAAGGGGGTTATTATTGTTTAGTTTTGTTTGGTGTACGTTTTCTCGGTCAGCTTTAGTGTTATCCCTCGCAAGGGGCACTTCTTTACTTGGATTAGTACGGAAAGTCTTATTTTTTCTTCTTAGGAAAGCCCTTTTTCATATTACTGTAGGACTTAGAAGAAACTGTTGAATTTTTTTTACTGCGACTAATTCCTAGTCGTTTACGTCTGTTTACGTTTTCGTATAGGCTCATGTTAACATTTCCACTTTCTTAATGCTAAGGCTTTACGAGTGGGGCGTCCTTTAGAGTCCTTCATAGGACCTTTAACACCACTCATACGAGCACAGAATGATTTCTTTCGTCCTGCTCGTTTACCTTTGGGGTTACTTTCGGTTACAGGTGCTTTTAAATTAGAACCTGTTTTATTATTATAATACGCACGACCTTTAGCACTTAGTCCCCCTGATGGGTTCTTGTGCTCTTTTCTCATGCTTAACTTTTCTCTGCTCATAAAATTTATTTATAAAAACCATTGCTTTGTCATTATATCTTTCCAATCTCTGTTGCTTAATATCATCCACAGGGCAATGCACTCTTCTCCATGCACCTCCACCACCATTCCATATGAATAGTAGATGAGATACTCTAAGAGTGTATCCTTGTGAAACTATATGATTTGCGTAGTGAGTAAGGACTACCGTAGCAATTTCTCTGCTCTTCGTAACATCAAAACAATCTTCGTGCCTATACGCTTTACCACTAATACGATTGAAATCAGCGACCATAATAGGAGTGATTTGATAGTGACCATAAGCTTTACCATTGTCTCCTTCAATGTTGAGAGGAGAGTTGGCAGGCACTTCCCACAAGGGGATGAGGTGCACGAGTTCGTTGAGGGTAAGTTTGGACAGTTCATTTGCTTGTATTCCTATAAAGGGTATTAAAAATAGTAGTATGATTTTCATTCATTTTATTTAACCGTTGATGAGCCAAAGTAGAATCCAACTATTGCTAGAACTGTTTGTCTTATCTCAGGTAAGATTACATAACCTGATAAGGTTTCATATACTGTACCTGTGAATAATCCAAAGAACCTAGTGTACTCAGTACCTATAGTAATTCCTTCAGGACTATGAGCGAGGATAAAGGGTGCTACCACTACTCCGAAGAGTACGGTAACAACTATTAATCTTCTTACCCATTCGCCACCACGCTTTGCCGCTTGGTTTTGACTTACATCATTAGCTTTTTGTTTCTTTAAAAGAGACTCTAAGTTAGCTTGTTGGTTAGCGGCTAGTGTACCTATGATTTTAAAAATAAATCCTGAGGCACTACCTCCTAACATTGCTATTAATTCTGTACTCATTTTAGAATGCGTTCGATACAGCTAGTCGTTGCTCAACTTGTTGGCGATACGCAGGGTCATTCGCATAACGTGGGTCTGCCATAGCTTCAGTAATTTGAGCAGCAGAACCAAAAGGTTTAGCTGAGCTACCTGTAACTGCACCTTGATTAACATTAGGTGGTTTACCGCCACTAGATACAAATCTAGCATAAAGTCCTTGCACAGCCATTTTAGCTTGGTCAACAGTTCCATCAGTAACAACTTCATCAAATGCCCCTATTTCAGTTTCTGATAAGTGTTCCGATGCCCATGCTGACATTGCTTCATAATTTGCTCCGCCTCCGACCACGTCTTGTACTTCGAGTTCCTGAGCTGAAACCATAGCTTGTTGCCCATTAATATACGCATCAACCATTTCTCTAGAAATTCCCACTTTGGCAAGAGCATTGTAATCTTTATCACCAAGCTCGCCCTTCTCTGCAAAAACTTCAGACGCTTTAGAGATGACATCGTTAGTATCAGGGGTGTTCGGTTTATCTTCTTCTTCTGCATCAACTTTGTCTTCATCTGATGCGGACTGTTTTTTCTCGATTTCTGAGTATGCTTTAGCCATATCTTCAGGGCTACTAAATTTCTCAGGTAGCCAATCAGGACGCTCTTCTGCTACATCTGTGGTAGCTTCAGCATTCTCTTTGTCCTGCTTAATTGCTTCTTGCATTTCTAATTCTTTTTCAAGAGAAATATTTTCATCCTCTGTTTTTTCGTTTATACTTACTTGTTGTAGGTCAGCCATAATTATTGTTCCTCGCTAGTTAATTGTGGATTATTGATTGTGTCAGAAGCAGCTTTTATACCTGATGGTCCAAGTTTCTCAGCCATTTGCATTTGCTGTGCTTGTTCCATTTCAGCTTGGAGCTCTTCTTGAGTTTTGATTAAATTGGTTGTTTTGATTCCTAACGCTGTAGCTCTCCTATTGAAGTACTCTGCTACATTTAAATATTGTGCTATGGCTTCAGGACCAACTACTTGTTGAGCCCCTCCTAGAAACATATCTAGTTTCTGTAAATCATTCCCTCGTCCTAATGCTTCTACACCTATAATGATGACAGGGTTAACTATATCTTTAGGTATCTCAGGTAGCAGTTTCTTTTTCTTCATTACCGCCATTAATCTATTGACCATAGGCATTTGTAATTCAGTACTTAGTAAAGAGTAAAGACCACCTAAAGCAGCCTCTAACTCCTGAGATAACATTCTTATTTCTTCTGCTGTAACACGTTCAGCTTGACGAACAACACCTGAGGTAAGTAAGAACGCATGTCCTAATCTATCTTTAATTGTGTTGATTGTCTCTTGTGCTACACGGAAGTCATTAAATTTTCCTAGTTGTAATACACTTACATCCTGAGCGTTACCTTGAGTGATTGCACCATTAGGACTTTCAGCTAAAGTTCTAGCTCTTGTAGTTCCGTTAGGGTTAACCAAGAATAATACTTTGGCAGCGGCTGCACTACCTTCTACGATTGCTTGAGTTAGTGTTTCTAAACTTTGTAAATCACCTAGATATTCTTCTACATATCCACGCCCATAATATTCGCCATCAATTCTAGAGAAGCGTAGGGGTAAATAAGGATTTTTATCTAAAGGATAATAACCTTCTGATTCAGGTAAACGAACACCGTGTATGTCTTGGTACACATGCCATTTATTATCCTCTCTACATATTGCAGTATACATATCACAATCATCATCACCTGACTTAGCAGAATACTCTGCACCTATAGCTTCTTTAACGTGGTCAGGTAAAGTTGTGTATGAAACGGTTTCTTTTGTAGCTATTTTTAAGATGTTACCCATAGGGTCACGCTCTACAACATATCTATCTAAATGGAATACTCGTAGACCCCCATCATCGGGTAAGTATATTAACGCATTACCTGTAATGATAAGATGCTTCAGAGCTTCATGTATACCAACTCTATAGGTCTCTCTGCTAATCTCATCCATTACTGCTTCTTCTACTTGTTGCAGAGATTGCTCGATAGATGTAACTAGTTCGGGTTTAGCTCCTTCTTTAATAAGTCCATACTTATCTATGTTAAGGCGGAAAAATGGGGCATTGGGAGGTAGGAGTGCTAGTAGTAATTTTGAAGCGAGGTTATTCACTCCGCGTGCCCCAATGCCTTGAAAGGGGGTATGAAGACGACTATGTGAACCAAATCCTTCATCAGGCATTACATAGGGTAAAGTAATCCTAGAAGATTGCCTTGCTCTAGTAAGGTAACTATAACGGTTACTTTCTAGGGATGTATATAGGGATTCGGCTGTATTATGCATTATTCTTCAGTAGTTAATAAAGTAATAGTATCTACTGTCTCTTCATCTTCAGATAAAGTTCTGTATAGAGATACTTCTAGTGCCCATGTACCATCTTCACAGGGAACAGGGGTATTGTAGTAACGAGTTCCTATACCATTTCTGTGATAAGAATAGTTACGAGCGATGCCTTCAACATCAGCACGGTTAAGTCCGTCAGCTTCTTGGTCAAACACAAGATACTTAGGGGTGATTTCTTCTATTTCGTCTTCCATAATTATTAATAAATTTGATATTGAGAGTTGATGTTTGCTTCGATAGCA